GCCAGTAGGTGTCGAGCTGCGCCTTTGCTTTTATAACTCGCGTTCGTTGGTTGTAAATGTTAAAAATTGAGTTTGCGTAATACTTTTGGAATAGTCCTGTTGGTGCGCTACTCAAATGCCACGTTGAAATCTCATCGCCCCAGTTAAGTGTTTGCAAATAAGACAAATCTGAGCCGCCTAAATTAATTTCGTTACTAAAACGCGGGTATTCGGTATTTGTGTCAAACGAGGTGCCATCGGTATAATATATCGGATCGCCTAAAAATTGCGAGCCGTTGTAATACAATAGCACTGGCTTTGGCACATACGGCTGTAAATTTATATTCCAACACGTTGCCGTTAAAAAGTTGGTGTCGGTTGTTCGCTCCCACATGATATTCTCAAACGGCAATTTGACCTCATAATTTGTAGTATATGCCGAGTTAGGATTGTCGTATGTTAAATCGCCGTAGTCACGATTGAAAGTATTTCTGAAATTTGTATTTAAAACGTTGTTTGATTTCTCGTATTTAAATGAGATTTTACGAAATAGATTTGGCTTGTTTATCTCGATGTCCTCCGCTTCAATATATTGCGTTAAATCTACGACTCTACCCTCTTGATAAAATGCCTCAAGTGGCTGAAATAAAAATGTATTTTCGTTGATTGGAACAACAACCAAATTCAATGCCTTAACTATTGCACTCACAAAAGCCTCAACGGTCAAGTCGGGAATGTATCTACGGATTTGCAAATCTCCCGACGTGGTGTTGTCGTAAGAAAATGCAGTCTTGTAAAAGAAAGTCCCAGGTGCGCCCATTCCTAAGTTACGTTTTAAATTTAGAAATAAATCGTAAGTCATTGGAAGTTGCGAGCTGACTTGGTAAGTAAATCGACGCGTCACATATTGGCCATTAATGGTGTTCTCTTGTTGGCGATATTTTGAGTAGTAACCCAAATCGCTATCGCCTTCTAAATTTTCGTAAGTCGCGTATAGTTCGCCGTTGTCAAATATCTGAATGGTGTATTTGATTGTCGGATCAGTTGGCTCGACTTTTATCCAAGACTCCAAACGCATCGCAATCGGATCTAAGTCAAATGATACGGTACATTGTCCAAGTGCCAAATCAAATGCGGGAAATCCCGAGTCTTTGCTATCAAATACAGGGTCTTGCGGATCGCTAAAAAAGTTAAACTCCTCCGAGTTTTTGCAGTACAAAAACAAGTCTTTGAATTGAGTATATGTAAGGAAATCGCCTGTAAAATTTAAGTCGTAAGTGTTTTGAATATACTCGAAAATTTTACTCACTCGAATTGCAGGAAATAACTCGCGAATGTTAATCGCTCCAGCCATTGTGCTGACATCGTTTGCAGTTCCTGTCTCGTATTCAAAACGACGCGTTGAGCCAATCAAAGGAAATTTTATATTTGGTCGCGTAATGTTGTCAACCTCGTCTAAATTGTACTCAAAATTAAGCTCCTCATATCCATCGAGAACGTTCAATTTGTCCTCCTTAAATTTGTCTTTGAGCTGCACCAAATTACCCACGAAATTAATCGTATAGCTTTCGATAAAGTTGTTTTTCTTATTGGCCTTTTGCATTAAGAATTTACCATCACGAAATGGGATTGAGTCAATCTCGATGTATCCGTAGTATTTTATCCTGTGGTCAAAAGCAAAATCAACGTCGAGCGGATCCTCGTCGCTTGTAAGTCCAACCGCTGACTCGTACCAATGTTTGAAAATGGTGTTGTTATGTTTGCTCGCTGGCACCGTGAACGTCTGAGAATAGTCGGTAAAAAGTTTACCAATATCGTTGAAGTTTTGAATTGACGATGTGATTGAGATTTTCTCATCGTTGAATAACTCAATGCGATTGACCGCTTGGCCGTCGAAGTCGTAAATGTATAATGCAACCATTTAAATCACGTCGTTAATTAAGTTATACGAGTACTCGAAATCAATTGTATAGTTGATGTTTTTATCTTTGATTCGAGTCTTGAGATTGGTCGATTTGGTCTTCACATTTACAGGCTTATTGTCAAGTAAAACTGTTTCGCTCAACATCAAATCCGTGATGACATTCGCGAAGTTCTCATCAACCCAACCTGTATTTAAAGTGACTGATTGCTTGCCGCTAAAATTGAACGATTGGAATTGGTTGCGCTGCGGGTTGTAGTCTAACTCGTCGGGCAATAAATGAAAGGTTGAATTTTCAGTTTGCAAACTATTTGTTTGCGCTTTGAAAAACGTAAGAAATTGCCACCCTCCAAATCGATTTAAAAACTCGCACACTACTGGCGTGTATTTACCCTCACAAATTGGTATCATTGTAACGGTCGGTTGTATCGTTTCAACAAGCTCGCTCTCGATTATTATATCATTGCCGAAATTGTGGTCTACAATATCTGCATCTTTAGCAGGAATTTTAAACATATAAATGTCAGCGTCGTTGCTTCCATCCAAAAGAGTGAATGTACTTGAGGACAAAGTTCGACGATTTGTCCATTTAACCTCCGTAAGTGATTCCCCATCGTGATCAATTAAAACGTTAAAATATGGTAGGTCGGCTTGAGCCAAATCCTCATCAAAATAATACTTAATATCGGGATTTGTCAAATATGCAATTTTTGCATCCGTGATTTGATTGTAGCCACCCATGTAAGAAGTGAAACCTGTAACTCCTACGAAATTAAATTCTCGGTCAATATACCAAGTTTTATCGTCTGCGATTTGGTAGTAAGACTCCGCAAAGACATAAACCCAAGCGTCGTTATTCTCTTGGTCGGGATAAATTTCGGTGTACGCATCAATCGGATTGATTTGCTCAGCGATAAACGGCGCGATGTTAAACACAATCTCATAATCAGTCGGAGAAGGTATTTTTTTCTCGAGGTAGTATGTCGGTTGCGCTGGTTGCGTTTCGCCTTTGTGCCAAATGTATAGCCGTATTTGTGCAGCGACTTGAGTCTCCCTACGCACTTGTAAAAAATAGGGACTTCTAACGTTTAATATTTTCATTTACTACGTATTTTAAAAATGATTCTAAGTCTAAGCCGTATTTTTCGGCAATAACTTGGTCAAAGTTTTGGTATTCTAAATCAAATGCCGAGCGGAAAAATTTAGTCTCGGGTGTTCCTGTCTTATTTATTGAGCGGGTTATCGCTGCGACCATCGACTTGCGGCTTGTAAATTGTCCGCTTGCGCTTCGGGTGCCTTTCAATCCTTTACGAACAACCCACTTATCAATCGCACCTGTTGACGCATTAGCCTTGTATGGCGATTGTGGAGCCTTTCTACTCGATTGGCTTCCTGTTGTTCCGTAGTCCAATAGCTTCCAGTACGACTCGGCAAAGAAATCAAACTCTAACGAGTTCGGGTTTATCTTTGTTTTAAATGTGAGCGACCTTGATAGGTTACCGCTTGCGTTGTGTGTGCCATATTTGCCCCCTCGTTTGAGGTTGGCTTGCGCTCGCTGAACAACTAACGCGCCAAATTCGTTGAGGGCCTGCTGAACGATTTTAGTTTCCATCGCAACAAACTGAGAATTGATCGTTCGGTACGCTTAACTCGATGTCACACTTCCAACCATCGAGCGCATTTGTGAACGCCATAAATATCGGCTGCAAATTCGGCTCGTTTAAAAGTTCGATGTCGTTCTCGTTTCGTCTGAGCTGCATTTTTGTGATCATGTAGTTGAGTATCGCGTGGCAGGTGTTTAGGTTGTCGAGTTCGTTGTCGTTGCCTAAAAATTTGTCCTTGATTTGAACCTTTGACATATTGCGAATGTCAACGACTGCAACCTCAAAAGTGAAAGTCACAACTCCAGTACTAACGACTGACGATAGTACGTTGATGTGAGCGAGTGGGAATATATTTTTTTTGACGTTGTCGATTATGTCCGTGCCTTGAGTTATTGTGTTAAGGAGCGGCGCACTTTCGAGCGTGGTTTTTATGTAATCTATTGCCTGGTAAAATGTTCGCATTATTTTATTTGTTTTTTAATTTGTTTGGCTTCCTCCAAAGACTCATCGATTAAGTAAGATAATAGCGTGAGTGATTCATGAAGAGGCTCTTTTCCCACATCTCGAACGTGGATTCTAAGTTCACGCGACAATCGAACAAAGCTTTGATACCAACCCCAGCGTTCTCCAAAATTTCCTCCAAATTCAGTCCTTCCCTCGCTGCTTTGGCCTCCAAATGCAATAGGGTATTGCTCAACAATTCCTTGTTTAAAGTCCAAAAAAAAAGCATCGAGCCAACCACAACATCCATTGTGACATCCTTATAAAAATCAGCCTTACTTTCGTCGCCATCGTAGTCTTCAATTTCATAAAATTCGCCCGCTTTACGTTTAATAGGTCTATAAAGTACCGACATTAATAGCGGTATATTTTCATCAGTTCCGAGCAGCGTGTCAATCGTTGCGTGTTCGCCGAGTGTAATCTTATCGAAGTTTGGAATGAAGCCGTAGTTAACGCCATTCATTTTGAACGTGCGCACGAGCTTCGGTTTTTGATCCAAAACTTTTGCAAGAGTCTCAATAATATCAGTAAAATCATTAACAGGGATTTTCATTACATCGGCAACAGTCAAGTTGCAAAATATCGCCACCATTTGAATACAAACGAAGGTCTCATCGTCGAGGTTGTCTTTTAATACCTTCTGATATCGTTGGTATTGAGACAATTTTATCTCGCTTAGTGATGTTGGAATAACTACTCTCATACTTATATAACTGAAAAATGTTGTTTTGTTTATTTTTTTAAGTGATAATCAATTTTTATAATTGATTTTCATACCCTTTCGGGTACGCTTTGTACCCTCTTTGGTATGCTTTGTACCCGCTTGGGTACGCTTTGTACCCGCTTAGGTGCAAAATTTGGAAAAATTCATGCACTTGCCCTACGTTATGATAACTTTTCGCGCTTTTTTTATCGAAAGGCCCATCATAGCAAAGTAACGAAGCGCGTCGATTGCGTGGTTGTATTCTCCGATTGGGACATTTAGGCGTTTTCCTGTTTTGTCGGTGTCCCAAGAATAGTTGCGAAGCTCTTTGATTAGGTTGGTACTGTGTTTTGTAACTAATAAGTTACGTTCCTGCAATACCGATATCCCGAAATTAATTGAGTCGGCACCTTTTACAACTGGTTTAATGTTAAAACCTGCTCGTCTTATCTCCTCGATTGACTTTGGCTCGGCTGAGTCCGCCCAAATCGGCAGGCGTTTGTCTTGTTTCATCAATCGAATGATATCCGAGTTTAAAAGTGAGGTCGAGTAAATCATTTCGTCGGCTATTATTTTACCGTTGTACTCGTATATTCCAATCAAAGCGGATGGGTCGTTCGAGTAGCCAAAATCGAGGCCACAACCTAAGAATTTAGCCTCTTGAGGTATTGTGTCTATTTGTTCCCAATTCGGGAACACAACGCCCTCAAGTGAGCCGAGTTGACCTAAGCCGTAAACGTTATACCAGTTGGCCCAAAAAGTTGAGGTCTTGGCTTTCTCTTTTGCTTTGAGAATAAAATTTAGGGCCGATTCGGGGCAAGCCTCGTTGTCTTCGTAGTTAACAATTAGAAAATCAACGTCGTGGTCGTTCATTAAATCGGTGTGAAACCAAAACTCGTTCACTGGATTCCAATCCAAATAGACGCCTTTCTTAGTACGCGAGGCAAGTTCGGTGTAAGCGTGGAATGTCATATTGTTTGCCTCGTTCATGTACAAATAATCACGACGCGCGCCTCGAAGTTTTGAGTCGTTTTCTGCGCTAAAAAATTCGATTGCTGAGTTGTTGGCAAATGTGTATTTGAAATCGGTTGCGTTCCATCGTTGTGGATTCCATCGACCTGTCAACACCATTATTTTTTTGAAGTCTTTTATTGCCCCCCTTTTTAAGTGAGGTATCGACTCCGCTACAACCGAAATCTCGAGGAGTTCGGTCTTGCAGCATAAGTCAATAAGTATTGGAAGGATTCCAAAGGTCTTGCCTGCTGAGGTGCCTCCTTGTATTCCTTTTATGAATTTGGTAAGTCCTAAGACCTTATTTATTACTGTTGTTCGTACAAACATCGGGAAATAGTGGTTGCTCTTGGTGCGTTGTTATGTCTTGATAAACGCGATCGGAGTATTTCTTTGGGTGCAATTTTGCAACGATCCATTTGCGAGCGTCGATTTTTAAGCGGTCTCTTTGGACCACGTTCGCTCCAGTGAATGGAGTATGGTCTTCGTCGGAGTGATCAGCGATGTCAATGATGTCCTCAAAGATAACGTCAGCTCGAATTTCGCACGCGCGCACGTATCTTTTTGCTTTGTCTTCGTCTGCTTCCAACCATTGGTAAAACGTTGCAGTACTTGGGAACTCTTTACGTCTTAAAATCGAGATTAAAGAATTTCCTTGCTCGATTTCTCTTAAGATTTCGTCAAAAGTATCGTCTATTTGTTGCTGGGAGTAAGCCATTGTCCTATGATTACTTGATTAACTGGTATATTTTCGTCGGTTTGTATTTTAAAATCGCGGTATTCCTTGAGTTTTAAAATATCAAATAGGTTTTTAGATAGCCAAAGCTCATTGTGAGTTACATCGCTTGGCTTATTGTCGATTAATTTATCTAAAAAATCACACAATAAATCGAATTGGTTATCCTCCATAATTCGATAGTTTATTGAGGTCTTTAATAATTTGCTCGTGTACCTTTGAACAGGTTGGGCAATTGCTATTGTCTAAACCAAAGTATTTGAGATATAAGGCGTTTAAATAGGTCACATCGTCTAAGTTTAACTCAGTGCGTTTTCCATCGATTACGCGTTGCCCTTTAAGCTCAAGGAACTCCTTAAACATTTCTTTGTCGGGATCAGACATCTCGCTTTTAACTCGTTTGAAGTTAAATAAACGATTCAGTCCGAATTGACGCTCTTTGCAACCCTCACAAGGCTCAATCCCAACTGAGTTGGTTATGTTAGCGATTACATCGCCAAGACCTTGAATTTCTTTTTTAGTCCTTCTTTTTGCCATAAATTTTTGATTTTACCATCTTATTGATCCGATGGATTGTTTGTATGTGTATGCCTGTTTGTCGGCTGAGTTCACGTTGACCGACCAAAGTTGATAGCTCAAACATTGTGCGCTCATACCAGGTTAATCCTTTTATAAGGGCCTTGTAATCGATTGGCTCGATATAATCGCCATCGTCTAAGATTTCGATATTACTAAAATCAACTATTAAATCTTTTTGTTGCTTAGTATAGTCATAGAATAAGTTCCTTAATACTGTATAAATATATCCATCTTTGATTAGATTGGTATTTTGATACAATTTAAGATACATTTCCTGTACTAACTCGTCCGCTAAGTCCTTGTCCTTGCAAATTTGGAAAGCCATCTTGCGCCATTGTGCATCCTTTTTGGCTAACTCTGCCAGTATCATAACCGCATTGGATTAAAATACTCCGATAAAAACAAGAGCAAAGCGTCGTTGTTCTCGACATAGTACACCGTTCCTTGAATAACTAAGCAAATTTCGCTTTCGTTCTCGATCCAGTAGCCGTTGATTGCGTCAACCATTACCCGAAATTCCACAAAGCTACCGCCCATTCCAAGAGTGTCATCCTCTTGCTCAAGCCACATTTGTGTGCTTATTGTGTGCGGTTTTACCATAACGCTACAAACCTACTAAATATTTCGATACCAAACTACTTTTGACCTCAATTATTTCTCCTGTATCTATATAACGGCAAAATGCGTTATTGTAACACAATCCACTTATATAAAATTCACGCCCTTGCTTATTTATGTGTATGGGAGCGTTAATTGGCACCTCGAGGCCTTTGTATATTTTCGAGCCTGCTCTCATTGCTTAAATTTTAGTTTCGTCTCGTGGTGTATTATTTCGCGGTCGAGGTAGTGCATCGCTTTGCGTAGATCTTCAAGGTGTGCGCCTTTGCGTCTCGCTCTTACGATATACTTGACTGCATTGCCTTCGTTAAAGTTGAGGTCGTAGTCTTTGATTATATCAATAACATCGTATTGCTGCTGGTTGTCGTAGTGTTTTGGTGTCATAGTTTTTCTATTTCTTTTTTAACTTCTTGCCAGTATTTAATATCTTCTAACGGCATTGATTTTAAAAATGTTCTAAAATTTAATATCTCATCAACTGCAATCAAGGCCGATTGTTTAGCTAATTTATGAGTCAAAGTACCATATATAATTTTCATATCAATAATATCGTCTACTATTAAAATTAGATATTTATTATATAATTCTTCTGCTTTCTCTTTTGGTGTCATAAAAAGTGTATATTAAGGCACTATTTTATATATATTTTAGTTTTTATAGTTAAAATACTTAATAAAGTGCGATATAAAGCATTATTTAAAATCAGTTTCAAAGTCAGTCCATATTTTTACAATCGCTCCTGCGGCTTTTAGTTCCTCAATGCGCAGCTCTTGAATGGGCGATAGCTTCCCGCCTTCGCGTTTCACTTCTATAAACATCGCTTTGCCGTATTTGATTGCCAGTAGGTCGGGAATGCCGTTGGTCGATGTCTTAATCAGTTTCGTGACATACCATCCACGCTCAATCAGTTTGCGTTTTATCTTCGTTTGAATCTGCTGCTCGGTCATATTTTTTTTTTAAAATATTCATAAATTTTATACCATTTTAAAAAATTTTTTTCTGAAATACGTCCTTCGTCATCAGAGAAAAATTGCATTAATTCAAATAAAAAATCTTCTAAAACTTTCTCGCCGTATATTTTAACAAATGCATCTTTATTTTTCATAGCTTACTGATTATGTAATGGAATAACTCAATCGCTTTTGGCCTTACTATCTCGTAAATCACAAAAATAAGTATGTATTTCATAAGTTAATAATTTTGTAGTCAGGACAGGATTCGAACCTGTATAAAGTTTACACCATTAAGGGACTTACACCCACCTATTAAGGCTTTATTTAAGCGTCTACCAATTCCGCCACCTGACTAATAAACAAACACCCCTCAATTGACCGCCAAGTGCAAAAGAAGGGTGTTGTTAGTTGTGTGTTTTCTCTTGGCGGTGGTCAAATATACAAATTTATTTTAAATAACAAAAAAATATCTCGTACTGGCATACGAGATATTTTATAAATGAAAATGTTTTTAATCAGAGCAAATATACAAATTTATTTTAAATAACCAAATATGTGTTCGATTACGGGTAAAGTCCATCCATCACCTAATAAACTACCTGCTTGAATAGTTGTAAGTATATCGCAATAATTATCGGGAAAACCTTGCAATCTACACATTTCTACTTTATTTAAAACTCTAATTCCTAAATCATCTTTAATATGATTTTGTTCTCTTGATCCTAAAATTCTAACTACAGTTAGAGCTTTAGCTTTTCCATCAATATTAGTAGGGAAATTTACTGCACCCATTTTTATTCCAGTATGATATGTTTTTGCTTGGTTTTTATAAATACCTCTTGTTATTTGTTCTTCCGATAAATAAGTATTTTCACAATTAGAATAAATTATATCTTTTAAAAATATTCCTTTATCATTTGGTTGAGGTATATCAGTAACTAAATCGCCAAAAAAACCATATTGTTTAGTTTTTATATTGCTCCAATAATATCTATCTCTTTTTTGTGCGGTTAGTAATTTTGAATTAATACGAACTGGATAAACTCCTAAAGCTCTACTCATAATTCCAATATCTAAAACATTTGCGCTTCCAACATTCTCTTGTAAAAATAAAACGTTTGAATTAAGTGATTTTATATATTCTAATATTTCTATAAAAACAAAAAACAAATTGCTTTTAGCTCCGTTTATACCTTGTCTTTTTCCTGCCGAACTTAAATCTTGACAAGGAGATCCGCTCAAAACTAAATCAATATTTTTCCAATCAATATCCCATTCTTTCCATTTAGTTACATCTCCAACTTGAATTGTATCGGGAAAATGGTATTGAGTCAATTCAATCGCATAAGGTTTAATTTCACTTGAATAGTATTTGTCAACTTTTATACCGACATTTTCAAGAGCCTGTCGGCCTGTATTCATTCCGTTAAATAGAGATAGTACGTTCATTTTGTTTAAATATTTTTAGTGTGAAATCTTTTTTTTGCTGCACGGTCTTATAAATGTCATACTCAATTCCTCCTTTTGAGAATACCCAAAAGACCTCATTCTCTTGTCGCTGCATTGTGGTCATTCGATCACGGCTTTGCCAGTAACTTGTCGCGCTAAAATCGATATTATAATAAACCAAATACTTTGCGTTTTTTAAACTGACGCCCTCGCGTCCGCTGACTATTTGCAAAGCTATATTTTTATCGGTTGCGTCGAACTCCTCAACTGAATTTGTCAAGTAATCGGCTCCAAATACTTGCAGCAGCGCATCCCATTCGGCCTTGAATTTATAAAAGATTGCGATTTTCTCGCCTTGAAATTTCTCCTTTATAAACTTTGCCTTTGAGTCGTCAATCACTTTAGACGTGCCATCCTCAAACTTACAAGTCCCACTCGATAACTGGTGAACCTTGCCCATCATTTTTACACCAGAATCGCCTAAAATGATTTGTCCTTGTCCGTTGCGAACGATTAAATCCTTTTTAAGGCGTCGAATGACCTCGTAAGTGATTGGCTGCATCTCGCACTCCAGTACCATCTCGTTAACGCTTGTCGTAAAGCCTGCCTCTTTTTGTGTGAAAGTTATAATATACGGTCGTGTACTTCTTCGTATTAGATTCTCTTTTGCGTTTGAGTAGTCCTTGACAACGGCATAGCCTAAGCGTTTCTCTTTTATGTCCACGTACTCAGCGGCCCACTTATAAAAGTTCGCATAGTTTTTATAGGGCGAGTAATCACTTACCCAAAACTGGTGAAACCATTGGGAGTATGACTCGGGCGTTGGCGTTCCGCTTAGAAAAATCATTGGCAGTTTACTGAAACGCTTTTTAAACTCCTTAGCCGTTGCGTTCGGCTTAGGGAATGCTCCAAAGCGATGGTGTTCGTCATGTATGATTAAGTCGAAATTTCCCGTCACTAAGTGCATTGATTCATCGTTAATGATGGATAAATCAAACGTAAACCCGAAGTTGTCGTAATCCCATTGGATTGAGGAGATTGCTTTCTTTTTTGTTAAAAACAACACTCGCTTGGCTGCAAATAATTGGGCAGTATTTAAAGCGGTTAAACTCTTGCCAGTTCTAACCTCCATCGCCAAATAGACGATGTGTTTATTTCTTAAAATCTCAACCGCCTCAGCTGAGATTTTTGTTTGGTAGTCGCGTAAAATCATCTTAAAATATTTTGATTTACATGCTTAGTAACTGCCCGAAGTTTACAATTCAAATTGTGAAAGCTAATAAAATCGTTTAAGATTTCATTGTTTATAAAAATACTCGTTTGTTCTTGTACCATTATATTTTTAATCAATTCCTTTGGATTATATCTTTTTATCCATAGCTCAAACATTTCGCTAAATTTTAAATCGTAGTGATCAATATTTATATTCTCTTTGATTAAAATCTCGTCAGATATTGCGCATTTTGTAACGCCAAAAATTACATTTTTATTTCTAAAATCTATAATTTCGGGAAGGATTGCAGTCCTGCAAGCTATTTTAATTCGTTCTAAATCGCTTTTACTATTGCCAGCGATTGCAGTTAAGTAGGATATATCGACAACTGTATTGTCAATACGTTCTATAAAAAAACAACGGTGTTTGTAATTGTCCTGTCCTATAAAAATACGCTTGCCTCCGTGGCCTCGTTTCTCTTGCCAATTAGGATGATTTTTAAAAACATTTACAAGGAAATCACGCTCTTCAATTATTGTATGATTCAAAGCGTATTTATTTAAAATCGCTTTACACTGGTCTTTTTGATATTTTTTTGTCATTTTAGTAAAAATTTATTAGAAATTCCTTTCGCTAATTGTACGAGCCTGTCTGCTTCGATTGTTTTGCCAACTAATATTTCCTCGAGCTTGCTCAATTGCTGCTCTAACCTCATCAATTCCTCGCTCTTTTTCACTTGGATTGATTTCTTTTTGTTGCTTTGCTTTGACAAGGTCTTGTATTTTTTGTCTAAGTTTTGAAATTCGTTCGTTAACCTTAACAATTTCGATTTCAATTCGTTCAATTTCTCGCTCATCCTGGGTTGATTTTCCTACGTCACTAAATGGATTCATTTTTTAACTCTTTGATGTATTTATAAATCATTTGAAGTGATACACCCAACTGCTCCGAAACCTCTTTTTTGTTTAGGTCGGGATTTGCCTCAAATAAAATTTGGAATTTCTCCTTTGTCGATTTGTTTGAGTTTGATTTTATTACCGTTCTAATCTCAGCCACTTCAATCGAGTCAATTTTTACCTTCTTAGCCATGGCAATAAAATACTTTGATAACTTCTCAGCCTTCAAAATTGAGTCCTTTGATATCTCCTCAAAGTTGTAGCTATCCAATCCAATAGCGTTAAACGTATGGAGTAAAAGTGCAAAGCGGGGAATGTATGATTTTTGCTTTGGCAACATTGATTTCATGTACTCATTTTCATCGTTTGAATTTTGAATGTTTGTAATCTCGTTGAAAATACGCTTCCATTCAATTTTTGCCTCGCATCCAAATCGAACTATTTTAGGCTCAATATTTCCGTCTTCGTCTCTTTTTATCATTCGATGCTTAACAGCCTCAAAAAACGCGATTATAGTATCACTATACCATTGGATTGTATTGCTATCCATTTCCCTATCGTTGTACTGCTCAATCGCTAACTCGGGAAACGATAAAAGCATTCTATCCATAAAGCCATTGTCTTTGTTATCGTCAGTATAAAATGAGTTAAATATAGTCGGTTGGATTCCTCCGAGTACTGGGATAAGCGGCTTCGCTACAAATGATCCTGCGCGAGTCATTCGGTTGAGGTTTACGGATTTTCCGCTCCAGGTTGAAAGCCAAAACTCAAGGTCACTCCCTGCCTTATATTTGTTCATATCCTTAAACCAACCCGCAAGCTCATCCTTAAAAACGCCAACCGATATATCGTTTTGTTGGTGCAAATCAACCAAAGCCTCAATAGTTATATCATTAGCAATAAATTGTTTTTTAGTTGGTTTCATTACCTCGGGATATTCCTCCTGCTCCTTCTTTGATAAGTTAGAATAAAACTCATATTTCTCGTATTCCTTAATAAAATTCGCAATCTCTCGGTTGTTAATTTTCTCAATTGGGAATATGATGTTTGAGATTGAAGGAGTTTTTCCTATACCCGCTTTTCCCACAATTGCAACCCAAATTGTCGCAAGCTCACGCCATCCTTTTTTTACCTCGATTTGCATAGCGTTGCCAATACTCAATGAAATCATCCAAAGAAGTGAGCAACCCATATAATCAATTGAACTATCCAACGTCTCGGAGCATTCCAAAATATATGATTGAATAGGCTTCGGGAATATATCAATCGGAAACTCGAGATCGGATTTATTGATTACAATTTTCTCTTTTGGCTCAAGTGCTTTATTGACTATTCGTGATCCGTAACCTTCGGAGTATAATTTAGAGGCTGCGGCTTTCATATCATCATGATGATATTTTCGAGCGTAGGCAGTGAACGGAGTATAAAGAGTTTCGTGTTTATATTGGCTGCCTGTTGAAAATAAATACATAAAGCCAGTATCTTTAAAAACATAACCCGAATGCGGAGACGTTGCTCCATGGCGTTTGATTACATATTTTTTTGATAGGTTGCCAACGATTGTAAACTCATCTCCTATGATTGAAAATATATCGTTGCGTTGGTTAAAATCATCCCAAGTCGTTAAATCGGATTCAATATAAATTTTCTTATCTCGTTTAATTTCAATCGGCTGCTCATCGATGTAATTATACATTTTTGAGAATGTCATTATAATCTCACGGTCATCGTCAGAAATGTAATCGATTTGATGGTAGTTCTTTTTAGATACTTTATTCTCGGGATAAGTAAAAATATATCCGCCAACACCGCGAGTTTCTAAAACGGCTTCCGTATGGCCTTTAAGTCGCGCCAATTTAATGTTACCTTGTACTCGCTTTGATTTGTAAAGTATATGATATCCCGCGTTTTTAGTTTTGTATATTACAACCTTATCATCAAAGTCGAGAATATTGTCTCTAAGGTAACCAGTATACTCATCCCAAAAATCCTTCTGCTCTTTTGCAGTTGAAAAAACCTTCAAATCAATATCAACACATTCAAGGTCATCGAATCCTGTAACGATTCCAAAATTTGTAGTTGCAGGGATTTCGGTTTTATCCTTCCTAAAAATCCCGCCTTTATAATTATAATGCCGCATGAATTTTTCATATTCAAGCCGCTCGGTTTGTTGTGCCTTCCATGGGAAGTTTGGCACCTTGTCATCGCTAACGGTAATTAGCGAAAAGTTATCATAAAATAACTTGAGTTTGTTTTGATCCATAAGATTAAAAATAAAATCCCTTCAATTTCATCGTGGCAGCGATTACTCTTGAAAGGATTTGTAAAATAATTCCGTAAAAGTAATATATCTGCCAATAAATTACCACACAAATATAGGTATTATTTTTAATTAAACAAGCTTTAAACCATTTTAAACTTTTTTAAACTTTTTTTAAACCAAATTAAAAAGTCATTCGTTTGATTTATAGTGTTTTAACCTAAGATTTTAAACTTTTAAACCAGGTTTAAAGGTTTTTTACTAAAAAAAATTTTTTTTTAAAATAAAAAATAAATCAATTATAAAAATATTTTAAACTTTAAAAGGTTTAAAGTGTTGATTTGTAAAGTTTTAAACTGCTGATTTGGTTTAAAATAGTTTAAAAAGGTTTAAAGCATAAAAAAAGCGATCCGAAGACCGCTTTTCCAACTATTTAACCAAATCAAAATCAAAAATCCAAATCGTCTGAGTCAACCTCAACTTCAATCTCGGCTATAACTGGCTCCGATTTCGTGAGGTAAGTTTTTAAATACGCCTCCAAAGTGTTGAAGGCATCGTCTGCAAGGTCGGCTTCAGCTCCATCAAGTGAGCAAAGATAACCGAATTTAGGAGTTGTGTATTTAACGCTGCCTTTTTTAGCCTCGTCAAAGCCAACCACACTTACCCACTCGTCAACTAAACGGCTTTTACTCTTTGCGGTAAAATCGCCCCACGTTTGACAGGCTGCACCTTTTAGTTGAATGTTTGCAATCTCGCCACCCTCGAGCATTATATAAATGCTTTTAACGTAGTGACCGCCTGCGGCCTTTGCTTTCTCTTTGATGTCTTTGTACAATCCTCGAGCAATCTCGTTGCCTTTGAACGGCTTTACGATCATTTCATCCTTTGAGATATATTTTACCTCGTTGGAATAAATCCCGCTTTCGGTTGCGTCGTTCCAACCTTTCACGGTATGGAGTTCGTCGAGAACTAAGAATTTAAACGGAAGCTCAACGCTCACGTTTGCCTTTGTCTCTTTGTCGTAATAAGCAAACGTTTTCTCGTTGCTTTTCCACTCGAAAAATTTTGTTGCTGGGTTTGTTGTTGGCTGCGAGAATGCAGCTCTGCGGTTTGAAGTACTCATAATATTATATTTTTTTGTGGCACGAAATGAAGCAGCTCGAGCCTTGCTGCGGTTATTATGATAGTGCTAAATTACTGATTTATATTTATCTGACAAAATTTTTTTATATAAATCGTTCACTCGTTCCGAATTTACCCCCCTGTTGTAGTAAAATCGCATTACTCGTTTAATCCTGGTTAAAGGTGTGAAATTAGCCATCCTATTGCGGTTATAATTAATAATAATGCAGCCGCCTCAATCGCAGCTCGCGTCACAAAGATCAACTCTTTTTTGTTTTGTGGTTTCATATTGTTCGATTAAATTGATTACGTCTAACATTAAACTTTCATCGTCGATGAGTTTTGCTTTTTTAAGCATTAAAAAGTATGGCGAATACTGGTTGATAAGCTCCAAGCGCAGCTCCTCCATTTCGGGCCTTCTAAATTGCACGTCAGTTTCATATAGTTTGATATTATACATAACTGTTGCGTGACTATACGGCCTGTGCTTTCTAATTATGTTACGTATTTCAGTTATTTTGTATCTAAAATTTTTGTGCAACACATAACAAAAAAGGCTTCTCGCATCAACAACCTCAAGCGTTCTCCTTTTATCGAACACATCAACACCAGTGACGCGCTCGATATTACTTGCCATTATACTTGATTTGTGAAAATTAGTGTAACTCATATAAATCGCTATAACGGTATGAATTTGTAAACCCTCCCCAGTCAACCACGACTGGAAGCTCAAACGTTCTGCGTTTATCTCTTGACTCGTTGCCTATTTCGACAACTGTTCCGTACTTATCGCGTGGGTTGTGGCGATCCTCAAGCGATACAAATATACTTGTCTCGCGCAATCTTACTTTTGATCCTACTTGCATGATATTAAAATTTAAGAGTTATACTTGATTTGCGTGGCGTTACTGATACTTGTGGCACCTCGTTACCATACGCGTCGAAAATTGTTTGCGTTTGTTTTAAAGCCAATTTCAGAAGCTCCTCGCGCTCTTTAAGGTCTGCCTTGAGTTGCTGATAAATCGGATCGTCTCCAAAGTTTATCGTTTCGCCTCCGTTGACTGGTGTGAACTCAACGCCGTAGCAGGTCATTTTTTCCTCGGGCAAGTGTTTACGCATTTCCGCGTCGGCTGAATTAACGACTTCTTTAAGTCGGCAAATGTTTGCCATAAACATGTGCTTGTCCACGTTGCCCTCGTTGATCACGTTGTCGACCATTCGCTTACCTGTAAGGATTGCGTCTTTTTTTGTAAATGATGGCTCGTACATCGTGATTAGTTGTTCTGAATTTTCAAGGAATAGTTTTGCGTTTGCTCCCATTTTAATTTAATTTTAAGTATGCGTTAGTCATTTTTTTGTGATCGGAATAGTAAACCGACTTAACGGTTTTTTTCATCCACTTGTCGAACTTTTTAGCCTCTTTGAGGTTTATTTTTTTCTCATCCATTTTATTAGTATTTTATCGATTGATTGTTTTACCTCGTTCTCCGAGTCTACTGGGATTAATTTGTGAAGTATTTTTGTTTGTGTGCCTTCTACAAATTTAGTTTTACGGCCTGCGCCTCGTTCGTTTCTCATCGTTTGTGTCTAAATGGTAATTCCTCAACGCGCCAAACGCGCTTGCAAACTATTGAGGATTGATTAAAAATAAGTATTGCCTCGGCTATACTGCTGGCTTCTATGTCGATGTCGTAATCGTAGCACTCATCGAATTGCTCGGTGTAGTAATATAGCCTATAAGTTCTCATACATTCGGGCCAATCTTAGGCCGATATTAAAGTTAGCAATCATTCGTTGTTTGTTCCAGTCTTGCACATCCCAACCGAATAAACGCTCGTTACGTTCGATTCGATTTTTGTGGTCATTAAAGCGGCGGTCGCTTTCTTTGAACGCCTCAAGTATTTTGATTGCGCGTTCGTGTTTTTTGATTTCAAGTTCTAAATTTTCCATTATGATCGAAAGATTAGTTGACCGATAAAATATGCGGCCATAATTAAACAAAAAATGTACTGCGGTTTGCGATGTTGTAAAAAGTATTTCATAGTTGTTTGATTTTGTTGGAGTAAATATATAACAAGAAATTAATTAAACAACAAAAAATTAAACAAAGTTTATTTTTAATGCTTATTTATACAAATTCTAAATAAATCGGGAGATAAAAAAGCGGCGGTAAATGTAGAGAATCGCCGCAATAATAAGGATCAACCACAACCAACCAAACGACTCTTTGCGCTCAACGTGTTTTTCGCTTACTTTGGTGGATTGTGTCGCAGTTTTTTGAGTTTTGCGTGTATTGTGTACGCTTTGAGATTTTAACGCCTTAAATCGGCTTATTTGCGTTCGTTTCTTAATACGTCCGTTTTTAATTGTAGTCTTTTTGCCTTGCGAGTCTATAATAACAATCGGTTTGAGCGTGTCCACTGGCGTGATCTCAAACTCATTGGTGCAAATTGTGCTACTTGAATCCGTAAAAGTTACAACTTTTGTGGAATCAATTACCGATATTTCGCTTTTTATCTCGGTTTCGGTTGTGCTTTTGTTTACTTTACGCGCCCCGCAGCTCGCCAATAATAGCAATATAAATAAATATCTCATTTTATCGGATTTTATTTTCGACAATTCGCAAATTATTGACCTCATAATCGCCGTTTTTCTCAACGTGAATGTGGGCAAAGCCGTTGTTCCAATTGTTATAGGGCTGATATTCTGGGCTTAAGCCGCAAAGCGCACCGACTGACCAAGTTGTTGTAACGTCTCCACTAAGGTTTACCTCAGTATGTTCGCTTGTTCGGTGGTGGTGGCCAATAATACAAGACTCTTTGGCTTTCATATAAAGGCCACGCGCTGGGTTAACAGGCGGAGCAAAGCCGCTAAAAAATTCATGTCCGTGCAATAGCGGCAATTTGCCCGCCTTTGCGATTTGTTTTGACTTTACCTCTTGCACTCCGAACTCGCCAAAGCG